CCATAATGTCTTGCATACCAAGGTAGATTGATAAGAAGGACTTGCCTGTGCCAGCTGTTCCTATGAGTAGTAGATGTTTGTCGTCATCATATGCATTGAAGGTGCGTCGTTGGTTTTCAGTTAGAGGGTTGATTTTCTTTAGTGTGAAGTTTAACTTCTCTTTTATTACCTCCTGACTTTGACGCTGTAGCCTTCTCTCTTTGCGGGTAAGTCTTTTTTGTTCGATGTTGTTTGCTGGCATATGGTCTCTCTAAAAGGTGTTGACTGTGCTCTTTGTAATCCCTTTCGAGTGAGCCTTCTTAATCTCCTTGAGACGGTCGCGGAATCCATTATCAGGCTTTTTGAGTCCCAGGCGGATAGAGTCACCGAGGGCGGGAGCAGAAATCAGTTGTTGCTGGATGTGGGGGTTGGCCTTTAAATAGTCTTCCCTTTCTGCTATAGACATAATAGTGGTGAACACCTCACCACTCTCAGTATTTAGAAACGTGTAGCTTGGCATCTCTTATCGCCTATTCCAGTTGACTTCTTCTTCGTCCATGTCCATCAGCTGATCGACATTCTTGGAGCGAATCAGATTCTTCATACGCTTTTCCTTACGGCGACGCTCCGTATCCCTTTGATCGCTATAGTCGCCATCACCATAATCATCCCACTGATTACTGCGGCTGAAATCCTTAGACCTAGACTTACCCATTTACCCTTAGTTCCTCCTAAATGAGACCTGGAAACGCTTTCGCTACGACTTGCTTTGTGATACCGGGATACGGTATGGTCTTGTCTTTTACCGCGAGCAACAGCTTCGCGTCTTCTGGATCGACCACTTCCAGTAGTTCAATGAACAGCTGCTCTCTGCGGAGAGGTTTCAGACTGGGATTGCCTCCCTCGATGAACAGATACAGCTTTCTAATCTCGCTATACAACCTAGACTGCTGATCGACGAGATCATTTAGCTTATACGGAGGAATGCCCGCCGGTAGCTGCCAAACGATCTTTGGATCATAGGCATAGCGAAGGATCGTTTGCACAGCAGGATTGCCATTCACACGGAGCCACTCAACACGAGCAGCCTCATCCTTGATCTCCGATGCCTTCTTTAGAATCTCAGCAACACCTAACTTCATACAAACTCTCCAACGTTTTCCATAAGATTTCTCAGCTTGTTAGCGATAAAGTAGTCCATCAGCTTATTGGGCTTCTTGCCCTCTTGCTCGTAGTAACTTTCCAGGATCTGCGCAGAGATGTTAGCAGGAATCTTGGTCAGATCGATCAGCTGCTCGTTACGCTTGAAGTTGCGGAAGGCAGGATGATCCTGCTTGTTAGCGATAGCATCCTTAACGAAGGCGTCGATCTTCTTCTGAGTCAGTGGACGCTGGCGCTCGCCAACGACCAAGCAGTTGTCGTTCGACAGGATGTTGGGGATACCATCACCGGCATCGCCCTTGAGAATATGCTCGAACAGAAACTTGTCGGGGTCATTGTGGGTGATGAACTTCTTACGGACAGGATCATACTGACGAACGTTGATGTAACGCTGCAGCTGAATGAAGTCCTTGTCACCAGACAGAATCAGGATCTTCTGATAGTCACCAAATTCGCGGCTTAGAGTGCCGATGACGTCGTCAGCCTCAGCGCTCTCGATATCAATTACACGATACGGGAACACTTCCTTAAGCTCAGCACGGATCTTATTCAGGCACTCAAAGATAGCCTTCCAGTTGAGCTCGGAGGTCTCCTGGTTCTTCTTACGATTAGCTTTGTAGTAGGGGAACAGCTGTCGGCGCCAATAGTTCTTATTGTCGCAGGCGATGACGAGCTCGCCGTACTCGGCGCCAAACTTTGTCTTGTAGGACCTGACAGAGTTTAGAACCATGTGGCGAACCATACCTTCTTCGATTTCGGCGTTGGTATGATTGCCTAGTTGAACCATAATGTTGCTCAGCATTACCTGAGAGAGATCAAGGATGATCATTGTGGTGAGCCTTAGCTCTTTCCTTCGTTGGGGGTTATAATGATTTTAATCTTGTCGGAGACTTCTAGATTACCTTCATCGTCGACTTGTTCGAACATGTTCTCTGCGATCAACTGCAGCGGATGACTGATGCCCGAGAGCTTACAGAGAAAGGATCTAGCAGCCTCTACTATCATCGCGCCGTGCTTTAGACACTCATTGGATTCGTCATCAGTCGCGAAGCCAGCGACTGAGAAGCTCTCGAATAATTTAGGTACTACGAGTTCAAGAGTCTCTTGAATGTGAATCTGTCGAACTAGGTCGAGATTCTCTTCGACCTGCTCTAGAGTCAGCGACGGCGGCCTAGAATTCTTACCTGGAAATTGAATTATGTTGTTCGAAGTACCCATAAATGTATTATATCCTGGTTCGACGATATGTCAATAATTATTTAGAGTTTCAAGTTTTTTGGATCAAGAGCATCCCTATATCTTATCCGCTGAGAGATAGCATGTAGGATCATCATATGGACATCTTCAACTACACCGTAGTTGGTCGATGGGACATGCACATTGATCTTAGACATCAACGATGCCTGACCACCAGTGAATCCAGTAAGTGCGACTGTTGTAGCACCTAGGGCGTTTGCTTCGGTGATACCGTTTACGATGTTCGGTGAGTTCCCGCTTGCAGAAATTGCCAGTACTACATCACCGTACTGACAGCGGTAGTAGCGAAGTTGTCTGGAGAATATATGTTCATATCCAACATCGTTTGCTAGGGCTGTAACTAGAGGACCGTTGCTAGCTAGACTGATTGCCTTTGCCGTCAGGATATCATACTTGTTAGTATCTTCGTTCAGTCCCTTCATGTAGTCACAGACCCAGTGATCTGCGCTGGCCGCCGAACCACCGTTGCCCATGATATAGAGTCTAGCGCATCCATCGATTGCTTTGAAAGCAGCTTCTAGAGTATCAGGGTTGACCTGCGCGACGGCAAGACCAACAGACATAAAGTATTCGTCAAAGCTCTTCATCAGACTTGCGTTGCTACGCTCCCTTGATCTGTGAACCTGAAATAGAACTGCCTGTACTCTTTAAGGGCAGTTCTCACGTTGTTTCTAGCTTGAACAGAAGGCACATACAATAGCATGTATCCGCCACCGCCAGCTCCTAATATCTTACCACCCAGAGCACCCGCACGTCTTGCAGACTCATACATGCTATCTATGTGTGGGTTGCTTATACTGCTGGCTAGCTTCTTCTTCTCCATCCAGCCGTCATGTAGAAGAGAACCAAAGTCGTCAAGCCTGATGTCCTTGAGATATCTCAGGGCTGTATCAGCCATATCTACGAGTCTCGCGGTTGATTCGACAGTAGACTGATTGTCCTTGAGATTCTTAACCTGCTGATCTAGGATGCTAGACGTCTGTCTAGTCATTCCAGTACTGAAGCACATCAAGCGCTCGTTGAGAATAGCGAGTGTAGAATGCGTTACCGGCACCGGTGTTACCTCTACATCGTTGCCATCAAAGCGAATCGAGTTGAATCCACCATAGGCGGCAGCATATTGGTCTTGCTTGCCGATTGGCTCACATAGATCCTTGATCTCGATATCACATGCCGATTCTGCGAGATCTCTTCTATTATAACCCAAGACCTTCAAGTTGTACATGGCATTTATCAGTCCTACTGTGTAGGATGAGCTCGACCCAAGACCGGACCCCTTGGTCGTGATATCAGAGAAGCTAGCGATCTCTATGCCGGTTTGGATGTTGAATCGCTTTAGGACGGCTTTAGCTCTAGTATGCTTGATCTGATCTACATGGTCTGCCTGCTCGAGCTCCGAATACACGACTCTGACATGCTTGGGTTCGCAACGATTGACCGCTATCTGGATGTAGCGGTCAATCGTCGTCGATATGACTAGGCCTGGATTCGTCTCGTAGAACTGAGGAATATCGCTGCCGCCTCCGAAGAAAGATACTCGAAGTGGCGTCCTCGTTACTATCATTACACTTTATACCTGAACATCTTCTTAGGAACCTCACGGGATTCTGCAGTCGGATACTGATGCTTAAGGGTGTTGAGAACATCCTCCCACTGACGAGCGATCTTAGTGATGTTGAAGCGGTTGTCCGCATACATCTTCGTGTAGCGAAGATAGTTCTGCGTGTTTTCCTGGTTGACGATAGAGATGGCATGGTCTAGAAGATGATAGAACTTCTCTGCGTGTGCTTGATGATCGTCGATATACTGGTACATCGATGTCAGATTACCAGACGTATCAGAGAGCCCGGCGAGATTGGGATGAAGACAGAGAGCGCCAGCACTCATAGCCTCAATCAACGCCCTGCTGTTGCACTCGTACCAGATAGAAGGATAGGCGAATATGTGTGCCTTCTGCAGGGTCTCACGCACCTTCTCGTTAGGTGACGACCCGTGGTAGACGATCCTAGGATGATTCTTGCAGCGATCGAACAGCTCTTGGAACTGCTTGTCTGCATCGGACCAACCATAGATGGCGAAGCTGGAGAAGACATCGAGATAGATGTTGTCATGCTTCTTTGCCAGCTCTTCAAACACGGGAACCAGTAATGATAGGCCGCGCTGAGGAGTAGAGGTGTAGATCAGTCTGATCTCTTCCTTTGACTTCTCTTGATACTCGATGGGCTGAATCGGAGTTTCAAGGACCACACACTTGTCGTTCTGCGGAATGCCAAGGAAGTTCAAGTAACGGTTGTACTGCCAGTGTCCACAGAAAA